AGTTTAACCCGACCGAATCCGTGGCCATTGATATTGCTTATGAAGGCTCCGGCAGTGGCGACTGGCGCACTGACGGTTTCATCGTGGGTGTCGGTTATAAGTTCTGATTAGCCAGGTAACACAGTGTTATGACAGCCCGCCGGTTCAGGCGGGCTTTTTTGTGGGGTGAATATGGCAGTAAAGATTTCAGGTGTACTGAAAGACGGCACAGGAAAACCGGTAGAGAACTGCACCATTCAACTGAAAGCCAGACGGACCAGCAGCACGGTGGTGGTGAACACGGTGGCCTCTGAAAATCCGGATGAAGCCGGTCGTTACAGCATGGACGTTGAGTACGGTCAGTACAGCGTCATTCTGTTGGTGGAAGGATTCCCGCCGTCACATGCCGGGACCATCACCGTGTATGAAGATTCTCAACCCGGTACGCTGAATGATTTTCTCGGTGCCATGTCGGAGGATGACGTCCGGCCGGAGGCACTGCGCCGTTTTGAACTGATGGTGGAAGAGGTGGCGCGTCACGCTGAGGAGGCGAAGAAGAATGCCGGAGAGGCGGAGACGTCAGCGAGGAATGCCGGCATATCAGCCAGTCAGGCAGAAGAGAGCGCTGCAAATGCTGACACTTCAGCAGGGGAGGCATCGGAGTCAGCCCGGCAGGCGGCAGAAAGTGCAGCCTCAGCAAAGCAGTCAGAGGATGCGTCCTCGTCCTCGGCTTCTGCGGCCGCTCAAAAAGCCAGTGAGTCATCACAAAGTGCAGCAGAAGCTGAATTGTCAAGAAAGACGGCAGAAAGTGCAGCCGGTAATGCAGCCAGGGATGCAACGACCGCAACAGAAAAAGCCCGGGAGTCAGCAGAAAGCGCACAGTCAGCGGAACAAAGCAGGATAGCGGCGGAAGAGGCCGTAAACCGAATCCCCACCGTGGTGGGACCTCCCGGGCCAAAGGGGGAACAGGGGCCCGCGGGTCCTCAGGGGCCGAAGGGTGATAAGGGAGAGCGCGGTGACACCGGCCCTGTCGGGGCAACCGGCGAACGGGGACCGGCAGGTGATGCTGGTCCGGCAGGCCCGCAGGGGCCGAAAGGTGACAGGGGAGAGCGGGGAGAGACCGGTCTGACGGGAAATGCAGGTCCACAGGGTCCAAAGGGAGATACCGGTGCGGCAGGCCCGGCAGGCCCACAGGGACCGAAAGGAGAAACAGGTGCGGCTGGCCCGGTGGGGGCAACCGGACCTCAGGGACCGAAGGGCGACCCGGGGGAGACACAAATCCGTTTTCGTCTGGGGCCGGCGAGCATTATTGAGACAAACAGCAATGGCTGGTTCCCGGGTACAGATGGTGCGCTCATCACCGGACTGACCTTTCTTGACCCCAAAGATGCCACACAGGTTCAGGGGCTGTTTCAGCATTTGCAGGTCAGGTTTGGTGACGGGCCGTGGCAGGATGTTAAGGGGCTGGATGAAGTGGGCAGTGATACAGGCAGAACAGGAGAATGACATGAACGTACTAAAAAAACTTATGCAGCGTCTGTGCGGGTACGGAAAGCATGATGACCGTGAACACGGGGAGTTACTTACAGCACAACTGCGTCTGGGGCCGGCAGACATCCTGGAGTCAGATGAGAATGGTATTATTCCGGAGCAGGCCAGGGTAATCACGCAGGTGGTGATACTGGATGCGGATAAAAAGCAGATACAGTGTGTGGTAAGACCGCTGCAAATCCTGCGTGCTGACGGGACGTGGGAAAATATTGGCGGGATGAAGTAACCCGACAGCTTCACAAAACCGGAGTCCGGCTCCGGTTTTTGTTGTCATGTCCGGTGGATGTTTGTTAAGAAAGCAAAGATGGCAAAACTGCTGGAGGTTTTGTGGTTGAGTATGCCAATATAATTAATAGATTAAAGAGTTAGTTGTGAAGAAAATATGGATAAACAGGACGACGAATGCTTTCACCGATAAGGACAACTTTCCATAACTCAGTAAATATAGTGCAGAGTTCACCCTGTCAAACGGTTTCTTTTGCAGGAAAGGAATATGAGTTAAAGGTCATTGATGAAAAAACGCCTATTCTTTTTCAGTGGTTTGAACCTAATCCTGAACGATATAAGAAAGATGAGGTTCCAATAGTTAATACTAAGCAGCATCCCTATTTAGATAATGTCACAAATGCGGCAAGGATAGAGAGTGATCGTATGATAGGTATTTTTGTTGATGGCGATTTTTCAGTCAACCAAAAGACTGCTTTTTCAAAATTGGAACGAGATTTTGAAAATGTAATGATAATCTATCGGGAAGATGTTGACTTCAGTATGTATGACAGAAAACTATCAGATATTTATCATGATATTATATGTGAACAAAGGTTACGAACTGAAGACAAAAGAGATGAATACTTGTTGAATCTGTTAGAGAAAGAGCTGAGGGAAATTTCAAAGGCGCAGGATTCTTTGATTTCTATGTATGCAAAGAAAAGAAATCATGCATGGTTTGATTTCTTCAGAAATTTAGCCTTATTAAAAGCAGGAGAGATATTCAGGTGCACATATAATACAAAGAATCACGGTATTTCATTCGGGGAGGGGTGTATCTATCTTGATATGGATATGATACTTACAGGTAAGCTTGGTACAATATATGCTCCTGATGGAATTTCAATGCATGTGGATCGTCGTAATGATAGTGTAAATATTGAAAATAGTGCAATAATTGTTAACCGTAGTAATCATCCTGCTCTACTTGAGGGACTTTCTTTTATGCATAGTAAAGTAGATGCTCATCCATATTATGATGGTTTGGGGAAAGGAGTTAAGAAATATTTTAATTTTACACCATTACATAATTATAATCATTTTTGTGACTTTATTGAGTTTAACCACCCTAATATAATCATGAACACAAGTCAGTATACATGCAGTTCATGGTAAATGAATTTGATATAGTTTATTTTGTTGTAATAAATGATTTGCAGGGTATTAGATATAAACATGAAAATTCCCTCATTACAGTCCAACTTCAACTTTTCCGCCCCGGCAGGATACTCTGCTCCCATTGCTCCTAATCGTGCTGAAAATGCCTATGCGGATTACGTTTTGGATATAGGTAAGCGAATACCACTTTCCGCAGCAGATTTAAGCAACGTATACGAAAGTGTAATACGCGCCGTCCATGACAGCCGTAGCAGGCTTATCGATCAGCATACAGTCGATATGATCGGCAACACTATACTTGATGCTTTGAGCCGCTCATAAACTTTTCGTGATGCCGTAAGCTATGGCATTCATATTCAGGATGCTGCAGATCGCAACGGATGAAGAGACATCGTTGTTGACAGTCTGGAAGAGGTATCGGGTGTTACTGAACCGTGTTGATACGTCAGTATCTCCAGATTTCGAGGGCCAGTAATACCTGATTTATAGTTCGTAAACGTTCGTCTGACGGGATGCTGGAAGGATGAATGAGTTGCCAGATACTCAAAAACAATAGTTAATTTCCAGTTTTTTGTTGTCATGTCATGGTGATGTTTGTTAAGAAAGTAAAGATTGATTCATTTTGAAGGTTGAAATGTATGCTATCACCATCTTCTGTAAATTTGGGGTGTTCATGGAATTCTTTAACCAGAAACCTGACTTTGCCTGATAATCGTGTTTTATCCCTCTGTAAGGGATGCTGCCGCTCACTCTGATAATGGGGCGCAAGTAAAGGTTAGCAACAGAACATATCGCGTTGTTTTAAGTGATAATAGGTTTTGCGTGACAAGAGAGAGTCATAGTGGATGTTTTACTAATATGCTGTATAGACTGAGATGGCCTAAGGGAGAGATCACCAGAAAAATTGAGGCTATGCTGAATTCATCGACAGTGAGCACGACTATAGAAAGAGGATCTGTTCGTTCGAACAGACCTGATTTACCTCCAGTGGATTATGCGCAGCCGGAGTTACCGCCAGCGGATTATACTCAGTCAGCGTTGCTGAGGCTTAGCAACAACAAATCACCCGTGCTAGGTAACGTTATTGGTAAAGGTGGTAATGCTGTCGTGTATGAAGATATGGAAAATACAACAAAAGTGTTGAAGATGTTTACTATATCTCAAAGCCATGAAGAGGTGACAAGCGAAGTTCGTTGTTTCAACCAGTATTATGGTGCCGGGAGTGCAGAGAAAATATATGGCGATAATAGAGATATTATTGGTATTAGAATGGATAAAATAAATGGATAA